TGAAAAGAAGCTATATAAGTCTCTTGGTGTTCCTCTTGGTCGTCTAGAACAGCAACCCGGCGGTGGCATTTTAGGTCGTACAACAGAAATCACTCGCGAAGAACTCAAGTTTGCTAAGTTTGTGCAACGCATTCGCAATAAGTTTTCAACATTGTTTGATGATCTTATGCGTGTTCAGCTCATCACAAAAGGCATTTGTACAGAAGAAGAATGGAAAAAGTACAAAGAAGATATCTATTACGATTTCAAGACAGATAACAATTTTAACGAACTAAAAGAAGCTGAACTCTTACAGAATAGAGTTGCTATCCTACAGTTGGTTGATCCTTTTGTTGGACGTTATTTCTCTAAAGAATGGGTACGTAAAAACGTTCTTCAAATGGATGAAGAAGAGATTACCGAAATTGATAAGCAGATTGAAAAAGAAGGTATAAACAACGTACCAACTGATGCTATGGGTAATCCTATGCCTACAGATGCTATGGGTAATCCTCTTCCTGTTGATGCTATGGGTAATCCTATGCAGCAACCTGAGATGCCTCAATCCAACGTTATTCCACCAACACCTCAAGAAGAGGTTCAAAACGGATTAAATAGAGATCAGACAGATCCTTTAGCACAACCAGCTAGAAAACGATTTGTTAATGATACTATGGAACCTTTAAGATGAAAAGGTATGATGAGTATCTAACTGAAACGTTAGCAAATGAAATTAAAACTGAACCAGTAAGTTTTGCTTCCAGAGAAGCAAAGAAGATGGGTCTGACATATGTTGGATTTGGAAGATATTCAGACGCTAAAGGTAAAGTTGCATACGTAGTACAAGATGGAAGATTAGTGCCATTTAAGGGTATGGCAGATGTACAGAACATGTACGCTAAGGCATCAACAATGCCTAACCCACAAAAGTCGCAGGAAACTTATGCTACAGCAGAAACATTTGGACAGGTTTATAAGAACCGTCAAAAAGAAGATAAGAAGATTTTTCGGGTTAAGGAAAAAGAGATCCTCCAAACAGACAAAGAGCTAAACAAATACTACTCTCAGATTATTTCTGATGAGGACATGCAAACCATCGGTTCTTATATAGAGGGTGCAGATTCCATTAACAGATATCTTTATAAAGGTTTTGATGACGGAACAGATTCTCAGACTGCAAGTGGAATCACAGATTTAGTGTCTGCAATGGATGAGATTATGGACAGAACAATTACACCAATACCTTTCAGTGTGTATGTTGCTCTTTCGGAAAGATATGCTTCTGAAAAGTTAAAATCAGATAACAAGTTTCTATTCAGAGGGTACACATCTGCATCATTAGACTACAACGTAGTCCTTGAAGCAATGTCAGATTCAGACAAAGCAAAAGTTCTATGTCAAATTGAAGTACCACAAGGACAAAGAGCAATACACATCGACTCAGAAGATATGGAAACAATTTTGCCCAGAGCTACTACAATTCAGATTATATCTGGACCTCATCCTATCAATCCTGATGAGTTTGATGATGTCATGTTATTCCACTGCACTTTAGTGGAAGAATGATAAATATATTAAAGTAAATATTGGAGAAAGTAAATGTCAATCAAAGAAGCAATCAATAACATTCTAGAGAACAATCTAGATGCTATGAGAACTAACTTCTCAAACGTTTTGTCAACCAAAGCAGTAGAGAAGCTTGAAGAAAAGAAGATCCACATTGCTCAGAACTATTTTGGCCAAAAATAAGAGTATAAAATGAAAAGCTTGAGAGATATCAGAGAACAAGCTAGAACTTGTTTTAATGAAGAGAAAGACAAACTGTCTTCTCTTGTACATGCAGGTATTTTGAAAGAGAATAAGCTTTCAACGTTAAAACGCGCTATGGAAAATAGCAATCGCGTTCTAACTCCCTCGGAGCAGGGTACCGTTATGAATGTTCTCGAATCTCTCATCATTGAAAATGCTGTTAATGTGGAAGAAGAACTCCAAAAAGCTCCTACAAAAATGACCGATATGCCAACAGTTCTTATGCTCAAGCGCAAAGCTGTTAGAGTCTATCCTGGTGGTCAAAATGTAGGATTATATTATTCACAGCAATTGGACAAATATGTCGCTGTACCGTTTACACCTGGTGAAACTGCTAAAGCAGATAAGAAATCTGTTTTGACAATGAGCGAGGCTAAAAAAGATGATGATGACACAAATCCAATGCCGTTTCCTGTTCGCAGACCTCGTAAAGCAAAAGCAAAAGATAAGCGTAAACCCGATCAGAAGAATGTTTTTGGAGATACGGCAGATGATTTTGCGAAGGGCGGAATATCACGATTGATCTCTAGAGCCTTTCTTAATTTAGGTCGTAAGCATAGAGTTGCAGGTCTAATTAAAGCTAGGAATCAGAAAAGAGCTACAACAGTTTCGGAAGAAAATCTTGAAGAAGGTTTGGTAGCTGGTGTTGCAGCCCGTGTAGCAACAGGCATCGGCGCTAAATTATTGTCAAAGGTTGCACCCAAAACGGCTGGAAAATTAGCAACTAAGAATAAGAAACTGTCTTCCAAATATTCAAGAAAAACTTTAGATCGGTATGCTAGAATAAGAAAAATTCGAAATCGTAAAAATCGTAGAGATAATGACGTTGATGTAGACATATCGAGTTCTGGTTCAAGAAGAGGATCAGCATCAAGTTCAGGTTCACAAAGACCACAATTCAAACCTGTTCCTATTGGCGGACAAAGTACATTAGAAGTAAGACCAAATGATGCTTTTGGCCAAGCTAGAAGTAGAGCACAAGATTTGCTATATAGCAAACAAGTTCAGGAAACAGTAGAACTTGATCTTAACGGAAATAAATTTGAACTAAATAAATCTGTAGCAGCAAAAGTTCAGAACGTTTACGAGTCTTTAAACAAGACAAATCGTAAGAAGATGTTGCGTATGATGAACGAAAGCACAGAATCTTTCAACAAAATAATTTCATTCGCAGTAGGGCAGTAACATGGCAAACAGAATTGTAGAACAAAAATTAGTAGATAGCAACAAGAAAACAATTGTCAAGTATGTGATAATTGCTGATGGCACAACACAAGAATCTAATACACGACTACTAGATGCTTCAAGTTTGGCTTTTGCTCTAAATGCAAACGGTATCATCTCACAGACTGATATGAAGTCCAATTACAGAACTTCAATCAAAAAGGTTAAAGCGTTTGGTAAACTAGCAGGAACTATTCGTCTCAAGTGGGAAGGCGATGCCAATTCAGAGATTATCGTATTTGGTTCTAGTGGTATTGATTACGGTGCAGAAGGCGAAGGCGTCCTTATTAATAATCCTGAAGCAAACGCTACAGGCGACATCCTAATATCTACCGTTGGTATGGGAACAGGTGATGCAATTACAATGTTCCTTGAACTGAAGAAAGATAACGCGGATTACGATGCTGGTCAGACAGCGGATCCATACGCATTCAACAGAGCTTAATTCCATGACAAAACTAGTAGAAGCAGTCCTAAACAAAAATTTCGATTTAGCCAATGTGATGTTGGAAGAAAAGTTTGCTTCTATTATGGTAAAACTTATCCACGAAAAAAAGAAGATGGTGGCTGCTAATATTTGTGAAGATGATATCGAAGAATCGATTGATCCTAAAGAAATAAGCAATGGTCCAGCACCAGCAGGACAGAGAGTTAATCGCGATGATAAAGGCGACAAACAACCACCTAATACTACAGTTGTTCCAAAAAACAATCTAAAAGAAGAAGACCTTAATGAAAAGAGAGGTCTTTGGGATAATATCCATGCCAAGCGCAGAAGAATCAAAGCTGGTTCAGGCGAGCGTATGCGTAAACCTGGATCAGAAGGCGCGCCATCAGAACAAGATTTAAAAAACTCTCAAATGGAAGAATCTGAACTATACGAGGCGCGCATTAAAGTTATTAAGGCTCGCGTTCGTGGTGGTAAAGTTCAACGTCGAGTTAAAAAGTCAAACGTTGCTGGAATGACATTGCGTGGTGGTAAACTAACTCGGATGTCTCCAGCAGAACGCCGTCGTCGGAAGATGGGCGCCCGTAAAGCGAAGCTTAAAAGAAAGTCCCAAATGGGCAGAATTTTGATGAAGCGTAAACGCTCCATGAACAGAAGAAAGGCAATGGGTATATGAAACTCATTAAGGAAGAAGTAACAGACGTTCAGTACCTTGTTGAAGAAGACAAGGAAACTAAGCAGAAGAATTATTTCATTACAGGCATCTTCATGCAATCTGAGAAGAAGAACCGTAATGGCCGTATTTATCCACAAGGTATTCTATCTCGCGAAGTGGAACGATACAACCAAAACTATGTTAACAAGAATAGAGCTTTCGGTGAACTAGGACATCCAGATTCACCCTCTATTAATCTCGACCGTGTGTCTCATATGATCACACAACTATATCCTGATGGTAATAATTTTATCGGTAAAGCTAAAATTTTAGATACTCCTAATGGCAAGATTGTGAAGTCTTTGCTGGACGGTGGTGCAAGTTTAGGCGTTTCCACTAGAGGCGTAGGGTCTCTTAAAGAAGGAAACGGATATAAACTAGTTCAAGACGATTTTCATCTAGCAACAGCCGGTGATATCGTTGCGGATCCTTCTGCTCAAGATGCTTTTGTACAAGGCATTATGGAAAGCAAAGAATGGATTCTAGATGGAACAGGATGGAAAGAAGTAGACTACTACACTGCTAAGAGACAGCTACAGGAAGCTTCTAAAGCTGATATCGAAGCTGTAAGTCTGCGACTTTTTGAGAATTTTATGTCAAAACTTGCAAAATACTAAATAATTTCAAAAGGAGTTAAATATGGCAAGATCGCTTACCGAAACAGCAAAGGCTATTCTCATGAATGAGACAGCCAATGCCGAAACATTAAAGCCTGGATCAAAGCAAACTGATTCAATGGAAAAGCTTGAAGGTTCTGCTTCAACAAAAATTGCTGATGCACCAGTTCATGCTACACCAAACAGCGGTACAAACGCTGGTATGGCAGCTGCTGCACCACTCAAGAAAGACACATCTGCTCCTACAAAGAGCGCAAAGGCTGCCGAACCAACACAGCATCTTGAAGAAGATGATGAAGTTGATGGTGATGATATTGAGATTTCTGAAGAACTAGCTGAATTCATCGACAAGATGGTAGCTGAAGGTGCTTCAGAAGACGAAATTGCTGCTGCTATCGAAGAAAACTTCGAACTCGTTGAAGAAAAAGACGAAGAAAAAGAAGATGATGAAGACGAAGATGAAGAAGAAGACGATAAGGAAGACATGAAGGAATCATATCAGATTGATATGTCTGAACATGTTAACGCTCTTCTAGAAGGCGAAAATCTATCTGAAGAATTCCGCGCTAAAGCTACAACAATTTTTGAAGCTGCTGTTAACGCAAAGCTACAAGAAGAACTAGCTGCTCTTGAAGAAGCATTTGCTTCTACTCTTGAAGAAGAAGTAAAGAATATTCAAGAAGAACTTGCTTCAAACGTTGATGATTACCTAAACTACGTTGTAGAGCAGTGGGTATCTGAGAATGAAGTAGCTATCGAAGCTGGTCTTCGCACAGAATTAACAGAAGAATTTATTTCAGGTCTTCGTCAGCTTTTTGCTGAAAACTACATTGATATTCCAGAAGACAAGGTATCAGTAGTTGAAGAGCTTGGTTCTACTGTTGAAGAACTTCAGGCTAAGCTGAATGAAGAAATTGAACGTAATGTAGAACTTTCAAAGGTTCTAGCGGAAAGCCAGAAGACTGAAATTCTTAATACTGTAGTTGAAGGCCTTGCCGCAACTCAGGCAGAGAGACTTAAGTCTTTGGCTGAAAATGTTGATTTCAATAATGCAGATGAGTTTACATCTAAGATTACAACTCTTCGCGAAAACTATTTCCCAACGACAGTAAAGGCTCAAAAGGAACTTGATTCCGTTGATGCAACTGCCGATGGTAAGTCAATGATTCAGGAAGAACTACAGGGTCCAATGGCAAAATATGTACAGGCTCTTGGTAAAAAGCTTCCGAACTAAAAAAACTAAATAATATAGAATCTCAAAAGGAGAAAGAAATGTTTTTAACCGAACAACTAGAACAGAAGTGGTCTCCAGTTCTTGACCACGACGGTCTACCAAAGATTGGCAATGCTTACAAGCGTGCCGTAACTGCCGTTATTCTTGAGAACCAGGAAAAGGCAATGGCTGAAGAATCTCGTATGATCAACGAGTCAGCACCAACTAACTCAGTTTCTGGTGGTGCAGTATCTAACTACGATCCAATTCTTATCTCATTGGTTCGTCGTTCACTACCAAAGCTAATGGCTCACGACATTGCTGGCGTTCAGCCAATGACAGGCCCAACTGGCTTGATCTTCGCTATGCGTTCCAAGTACACAAACAACTCAAAGACAAAGACAGATTGGACAGAATCATTCTTCAACGAAGCTGATACCAAGTATTCTGCTTCGAATGCTGCTGGTAACACATCTTCAGTTGGTACCAACGTTGGTTCAAACCCTGTTTCTAACACAGCTAATACAGGTGCTTACACAACTGGCATTGGTATGTCAACTGCTCAGGCGGAAGCTCTAGGCGATGCAGGTAACAATGCTTTCGCTGAAATGGCTTTCTCAATTGAGAAGCTAACTGTTACAGCACGTTCACGCGCGCTCAAGGCAGAATACACAATGGAACTTGCTCAGGATCTTAAGGCTGTTCACGGTCTAGACGCTGAGACAGAACTTGCTAACATTCTGTCAACAGAAATTCTTGCTGAAATCAACCGCGAACTTATCCGCACAGTTTATAACTCTGCTGTTGTTGGCGCTCAGTACGGCACGACAACTGCTGGTACATTCGACCTTGACACAGACTCAAACGGCCGTTGGTCAGTTGAAAAGTTCAAGGGTCTTGTATTCCAAATCGAACGCGAGTGCAATGCAATTGCTAAGGGTACTCGTCGCGGTAAGGGTAACATCATGATCGTTTCTTCAGATGTTGCTTCTGCTCTCGCTATGGCTGGTGTTCTCGACTACACACCTGCTCTAAATGTTAACCTTGAAGTTGACGATACAGGCAACACATACGCTGGTACAATGCACGGCCGCGTAAAGGTCTACATCGACCCTTACTTCGGTGGTTCAGCAAACGGCGACGAACTAGTTTGCGTTGGTTATAAGGGTACTTCACCTTATGACGCCGGCTTGTTCTACTGCCCATACGTTCCTCTTCAGATGGTTCGCGCTATTGGCCAGGATAACTTCCAGCCAAAGATCGGCTTCAAGACACGTTACGGCATGGTAGCCAATCCATTCGCTAAGGGTCTAGATGCTATCGCTGATGCTGATGCTGCTGCAACTATCGCTGCTACGGCACGCGCTAACCAGTACTACCGCATCTTCCGCGTTCGTAACCTTATGTAATCTTGTTTATAACAAGAAACGAAACTCAGACTTGGGCAGCTTCGGCTGCCCTTTTCTTTTGCATAAATAATCAAAAGAGGTAACAATGTCAAAAGAAACACTCATTACAAGAATACCAGAAAATAGCAACTTGCTTCAACCTACGAAGTATTCATTTGTTATTCCTGATCTTCCTTTTGCCAAATACTTCTGTCAGACTGTAAATTTACCTGACGTTTCAACTTCCGCTGTGGAAGTTCCTACACCATTTTCAGTCACTAAAAGACACGGAGATACTCTACGTTGGAGTGATCTGTCTATGTCTGTTCTAGTTGATGAAGACCTACGGGTATGGGAAGAAACTCTTGAATGGCTAAAATCGTTAACAAAGCCAACAACGTATGAAGAATATGGAAAACGTAAAGGTATTCCATTCAGCAAGTACTATGATGGCATTCTAACCATCAATACGAACTCTAATATAGCATTAATGAGAATCAAGTTTTACAATGTACACCCTACATCTATGGGTCAGCTAATCTTTGATACCACACAAACTGCGGAACAAACTATCACTTTGGACATGGCATTCTCATATGATTATTTCGAAGTTCAACGTCTTTAGTACTTGACACGTTCCTAAATTCCGTCTATACTAATAATTATTTTTTATGGAGCAGTGGATGAAACCGCCGGTAACTATTGACGCCCTAACTGAAGAATGGATTAAAGATGCAGGTTGGGATGAAACTGATCCGCATAAAGCTGTTGCAAATATTCCTAAACTTCATTCGAAGTATTTGCGTATTACGACACATCACAATCTGATCGTCAAGAAACTTCAAGCAGAATATAACACAAGACGCAAGATCAAGTGGGATTACTATAATGGTGATCTGAACAATCCTGAAGACCTAGAGAGATACGGTCTTGAACCTATGACAAAGAAGGTCATGAGGGCTGATCTTCAGCATTGGCTTGATTCTGATACTGAACTAAATAACATACTGTTGAAAAAGGTAATGCATGAAGAGATTGTTGATTTCTGTAAGTCAGTTCTTAAAGAATTGAATAACAGGACTTTTCAATTGAAGTCATACATGGATTGGGAACGATTTATTGGTGGAAAATAAAGTTATAATAAGAAACGTGAATGAAGCTTTTGTAGTCATTGTATGTGATGATGGTGTTGCATACGAACTAAGAGAAGCATTCACGTTTCAAGTGCCTGGTTATCAGTTTACGCCTCAGTATAAGGCTAGACTTTGGGATGGAAAAATACGATTGTTTGATGTTAGATCAAAGCAGTTGTATCGTGGACTTGTACCATATGTTGCGAAGTTT